CGCACAGTGGATCCTAGGCATTTTCCTGAATCTGCGCAACATTCTGACTCCTTGAAAGATGGGTCAGGTGGTGACTTTCTTTCAATCAATTCCTGAGATCATACAAGAGGCCATCAACATTGCTCTAATTGCTGTTAGCGTCATCTGCATCATCAAAGGCTGTGTAAACCTCTGGAAATGTGGTCTAATTCAACTGATGGTCTTTCTCTTGCTTGCGGGGAAAAGGTGTGATGCTCTTAACATTGATAGAAGACATGTGCTGTCATCTGTGGAACTCAACCTAACGAGGATGTTTGACAATTTTCCTCAGTCCTGTTCCAAGAATAACACACACCACTATTATAAAGGCCCTGAAGGAACAAACTGGGGAATTGAGCTCACTTTGACCAATACGTCGGTTGCCAACTACACATCGATGAATAGGATCAGAAGTCTTGCTTTTGGCAATATCACCAATTGTGACAAGACTGGTGAGGCAGGTCACACTCTCAAATGGCTTTTAAATGAGCTACACTTCAATGTTTTACATGTGACGAGACATGTGGGTGCAAGATGCATGACAACAGAGGGTGCAGGACTTCTGATTCAATACAACCTGACAATTGGAGATCATGGGGGTGAGGTAGGGAGACATCTGATAGCATCACTTGCTCAGATCATCGGTGACAATAAAGCAGCTTGGGTGGGGAAATGTGACTCCAGATGTTCCAACGATGGTAAGTGCAACTACACTAACTGTGAAGGCTACACACACTATAATTATCTCATTATCCAGAACACCACATGGGCTCAACATTGCACATACAGTCCTCTACCCTCCATCAGGATGGCATTGAACAAAGTGGCCTATAGTTCTGTCAGTAGATCACTCCTTGGATTCTTCACCTGGGATATTTCAGACTCATCAGGAAACCATGTCCCTGGTGGGTACTGTTTGGAGCAGTGGGCCGTTGTTTGGGCTGGGATCAAGTGTTTTGACAACGCGGTGATGGCCAAGTGCAACAAAGAGCATGATGTTGAGTTTTGTGACACAATGAGACTTTTTGATTACAACCAAAATGCTATAAAGACTCTCCAACTTAATACAGAGAATGCAGTTAACTTACTCAAGAGATCAATAAATGGATTGATTTCAGACTCATTAGTCATTAGAAACAGTCTGAAGCAACTAGCCAGGATTCCCTACTGCAACTACACCAAATTTTGGTACATTAATGACACAGTCAGTGGGAAACATTCTCTCCCACAGTGTTGGAAGGTTCACAATGGAAGCTACTTAAATGAGTCACAGTTCAAGAATGAGTGGCTCTTAGAGAGTGACCACCTGTATAGTGAGATGTTGCTGAAAGAGTACGAAGAGAGACAGGGGAGGACCCCTCTAGCACTAACTGACATCTGCTTTTGGTCACTAGTGTTTTTCACTAGTACAGTTTTCCTCCACCTGGTGGGCATCCCCTCACACAGGCACATTGTTGGCGATGCGTGCCCTAAACCACACAGAATAACTAAGAATGCTCTATGCTCTTGTGGTTATTACAACCTACCAGGCAAACAAGTCAGGTGGGTCAGGAAAGGGAAGTAAACACCATCCCCCCCCACTCCGCCCCGACAGGGGCGGAGTGGGGGGCGCCCCGGGATCTCCACCCCCTTGGGAGTGGAGATCCGGGGAGCAGATGCAGCTCACAGGTGTATCAGGTTTTCAGTTCGGTATAGTAAATCAATTGGGAGCAACTGCTGAGGTTTTGCATCAGCTATGTAGCCAGTAATTGTGGCGTCAAACATGATGCAGTCCAGCAGGGCACAGTGTGCATTGGTCGATGTTGGGGCAGCACCCTTCTTTTTCTTCTTGATGACAAGGCCTTTGTGTTTCTTGCACAAGGGGTTGAATCTCTCCCAGACAGTGTCCTCATACACTCTGGCTTGTTCACTAGTGAGAGCAACGTCCACTACCTTCAGGTCTCTCCTGCCATGCATCAGGAACAACTTTTCAATGTCGTCTGAGCCTTGTGCTGTCAACACCATTCCTTCAGGTAGGGCCCTGATGATTGCAGACACCAACCCTGGTTGTGCAGACTCAAGGTCCTTAAGCAGAAGGCCGTGTGAGAATTTACTTTGGTCCTTGAATGATTGCTCATTGTGAGGGCGCCTGTAACAGTGGAGGTATTTGCCACTGTTTGGCTGAAAGATTGCAAACTCCACTAAGTCCCCAGGGGGCCCCTCAATGTCAACCCAGGTTGTTACTTTAGGGTCCAACAGCCTCACAGCTCCTTTCACTTGATCTTCCTGGTCTCTGCTTAGTGGGTTAATTTGTGGAGTTCCACCATTTCTCACTGGAGGGTGGTTGGGTGAGGGTTTCCCCTCGATGTCGATAGATGTGTTGTCCCATGCTCTCCCAGAAACTTGTGATCTGGAGCCAATGTATGGCCACCCTTCACCACTCAGGCAGATCTTGTAAAGCAGATTCTCATAAGGATTTCTTTGAGGTCCAGCATTGCCAATGAACATTCCCTCTCTGTTTTTCACTTGAAGAACTGTCTTTATAAGTGTACTAAACATGCTTGGGGAAACCTTAATGGTCTCTAACATGTTCCCTCCGTCAATCATACAAGCACCTGCTTTGACAGCTGCAGAAAGACTCAGATTATAGCCTGAAATGTTGATCTGTGATTGTTCTTGGGTGATGAGCTTCAAGCAGGGATGTTGTTCGGTCAGCTTTTCCAAGTCATCCAAGTTTGGGAACTTCACAGTGTACACAAGCCCTAATGCTGTCAAACCTTGCACAACATCATTCATTTGTTCTCCGCCCTGCTCTGTCATACAGGCAATGGTTAATGCTGGCATGGAGCCAAACTGATTGATCATAAGAGAAGAATCTTTGACATCCCATACTTTAACTACCCCACCTCTTGATTGTTGCAGAGGCTTCATGCCAACCAGCTTAAGCAGATCCGCTCTCTGCTGGAGCTGTGATGTTGTTAAGTTGCCTTGATAGACACCTGGTGTACTTGATCCCTCTGCTCTCATCACTTTCTTTCTCAACTTCTCAAGGTCTGATGATAACTCCAGCAACTCATCCTTAGATAGCCCTCCTATCTTCAACACCACATCTCTCTGAACTGATCTCATTGTCATGAGAGCATCAACCTCCTTGTTCATGTCTCTCAATCTAGTGAGATCAGCTTCAGATCGTTTGTCCTTCCTCATCATTCTCTGAACTTGTGCCACCTGATTGAAGTCAAGGGCACTCATAATAGCCTTTGCATCTTTGATGACATCGGCTTTGACAGTCTGTGTCCAGTTGGATAGGCCTCTTCTGAGAGCTTGAGTCCAACGAAACGCAGGAATATTTGAGTCACTCATGGTGATTCAATGCGCAATGAGTTCCTAAAATGCCTAGGATCCACTGTGCG